ACTATACGGTGGACGATCCGGGAGTCCTAACGAGGTCCGATATTACGAGTTCTTTCGAGACAAGTACCGTGGTGTTACTGCAACTCAGCAATCCTGGATCAACGCTGTACTGTGCGACAAGAAGCTAGAGACAGAGTGGGGAATGATCTTCTACTGGCCGGATACTAAGATGGAGAACGGTGGGTACGTGAAGAACTCCACTTCCATCTGCAACTATCCGGTCCAGTCGTTCGCTACGGCAGAGATCATACCCGTAGGGCTGGTGTACATGTGGCACTACCTGAAGGTGAGCGACCTGAAGATGTTCATAACGAATACGGTCCACGACTCCGTTATCGTTGAACTACCACCAGAGGAGAAGGAGGTGTTTGGAGAACTGTCGTACAAGGCCATGGTTGAGGACACGTATGCGTACCTTGAGAAGGTCTACAACGTGAGACTGACCGTGCCACTGGCCGCAGGAGTATCGGTCGGCCCTCGCTGGGGGGATAAGGAGTCCAAAGCAAGTGAAACTCTGCATACGGCAACAGAGGATCTGTACTGTGCCGCAGCATAACAAAGGAGATTAATATGGGAATATGGGAAAAACCAGTGAACACAGCAAGCCCACAAGGGGGGGCCATCCCCGGCTGGGGCCCGGCAAGGGCCACCCCCAGCACCGTCCAGAGTGCGCCTGCGGAGAGTGTATCTCCCGCCGCAACAACCGTCCCCGTGGACAAGCTGACCGCTTTCGTGAGTAGGGACGCCTACTGGGCCAACAAGGAGGCCCGTGACCTGGAGAAGGAGCGAGTGTACCGCGAGGAGGACATCCCCGCGATCCGTCGCAGTACGGCGTACACTACCGCAGCAGCCCTGGGTGCAGCAGCCCTGGCACACGATGTACTATCGTTCGGTAACGCAGCGAAAGCTAAGCGCCTGGACATGTACCTCGGGTTTGTGGATCAGATCGCAGACCACGTGTTCGCCAAGCTGAACGGCGGAGAAGGCACCATAGGCTCGGAAGCCGGTGACGAGGAAGCAACAGCCGAGGAGGAGGTATCCCTGGATGAATAACTCAGAACGTGACGCACCAACCCTGCATGAGAACGAGCGGTACCGGGTGGTACAGGTGGATTTCCCGGAGCCACTTACCCTACACGGCGCGGTGTATTACAGCGGGTACGGCGTGGTGAACAAGACCACGGATGTCGAGGAGGTCTATACCCCTCAACTGCCGGACGCCATAGCCGCCTGTGAGGGCCTGGACGTAGCTATGCAAGAGGAGCCATGGCTGTGGGCCCGATTGCGGACCGACGCGGCCAAGCTGGAGAACGCGGATACGGAGGTGCATTGATGAAGGTCCAAGTCGACGGTGACATCATCACGTTCAGGGCGGGGTTCGGTGCAGAGTACATGGAGTACGATGTCATCTACAAGGACCCTGCCTTCGAGGACCCAGTCACGATAGTGGCCCGGTACAAGAAGGACGCTGATGCGGTTGTGGCGGAACTGGAGAAGAGCGGGCACGTAGCCGCCATCTCCAAGAGGCGGGTACTGGAGCCCCTGGCCCACGCTCTGCACAACGTGGGTACCCTGATGACCAATATCCTGGAGAAGTGCGGGGCAGGCCAGGATGACCTGACCACGTGGCTGAGCGGCCCATCGGAAGATAACTTCCGCAAGAAGATAGCCACCATTAAGCCGTACAAAGGGAACCGCAAGGACGCCTGGAGGCCGACCTACGAGAATGAGATACGGGAGTACATCATACGGAAGTGGAACGGTGTAGTCACCAAGGGACAGGAGGCGGACGACGCCATGGGCATTGCCCAGTGTGCGCTCCCCTACGGTTCCTCGGTGATAGTAACCATCGACAAGGATCTGGATATGATCCCCGGTCTTCACTACAACTTCGTAACTAACACGAAGTACGTGGTGGACGACCAGACCGCTGCCTGGCTGTTCTGGAAGCAGATGCTTACGGGTGACACCACGGATAACATCCCTGGGTGCCCTGGCATCGGCGAGAAGAAGGCCGAGGCTGCACTGCAAGAGGTGTGGGATGATGAGGAGGCCATGCGAATGGTCGTATGGACCTTGTACGTACAAGGCTATGGCTATGCCGCGTACCCTGCTCTCCTTGAGAACGCAGGGCTACTGTGGATACGCCGTAAGGAGGGACAACTGTGGCATCCGTAAACAAGTGGTATCTGGCCGGACCCATGACTGGCATAGCCCAGTTCAACTTCCCGGAGTTCGACGAGGCAGCCGCCAACCTGCGGAAGAAAGGGTACGAGATCGTATCCCCGGCCGAGATGGACAACGAGGAGACGAGAGCAGCGGCCATGGCTTCCCCTGACGGGGCACCTGACACCAGCGGGCCTACCTGGGGTGACTTCCTAGCACGTGATGTTAAGCTAATCGCTGACGACGTGCAGGGGGTTATCCTGATGCCTGACTGGCACCTGTCCAGGGGAGCACGACTGGAGGCGTTCGTAGCCATTCTGTGTGGGCACCAGTTCCTGGCGTACTCGTCAGTGTACAAGTCCCCGTACGGGATTGGCATAGCCGACGTCAAGGAGAAGATCTGGATATACTTAGAAGACTAGAGGAGACAACTATGGCGAACAGACCAGAGAGAGCGTGGCTGGATAAGCTGGATGGCAAGACCATCTACAAGACGTTCCCGGACCAGAGGTTCTACTCCAAGGAGTACACCGGGGAGCACAAGGACGCGGTGATAGCCCTGTCGACGTACTTTGACGAGTACATCGCGTGGTGTCGGCAGGCGTTCACGGCACTGAACCAAGGACTGGAGGCCCCGGCGTTCCCCGGCAGGCTGGTGCAGTTAGTCAAACCACCGACCATGGAGTCCGTCGGGACGACGTCTAAGGAGGTGAAGAGTGGCAAGACCCAGGCACACACGGACGAGACAGAAGGCTAAGGACGCGGGGTTCCGCTCCGGGTTTGAGCAGACCGTGGCCGGCCAGCTTCTAACTCATGGGGTGGACTTCGAGTACGAGCCGAAGGACCAGAAGGTGGTGTACCAACCTAAGGCGTCCAAGTACTTGCCTGACTTCGTGTTACCCAACGGGGTGATACTGGAGGTCAAGGGCAGGTTCACTGGGCCGGATCGGTCGAAGCACCTACTGATACAGACGCAGCACCCGGACCTAGACATAAGGTTCGTGTTCCAGCGGGATAACACGTTGAGCAAGGTAAGCAAGACGAAGTACTCCGACTGGTGCGAACGATACGGGTTCATGTACTGCTTCGTGACGATACCAAATGAATGGATGGAGGATACTAACAATGGGTAAGAGATACGAGAAGGCTGGTAAAGGTGCGCTGTTCTTCGAGAGCGACCGGGACTCTGACAAGAGGCCCCTGCTGAAGGGCAGCGCCGAGATCCTGGAGCGCAAGTTCGAGGTGGCCGCATGGCCCCGTACCACGGACAAGGGCCTCAACTACCTGTCTCTCCAGGTGAAACTGGGGAACGACGTAGTAGGCAACGGTGCCATGTTCGAGCGTGCGAACTCTAACCGCAAGGCCCCGAACATGAACGGGCCGGTGGAGATTAGCGGTCTGAAGTTCGACTTCGCAGCGTGGAAGGCCAAGTCCGAGGCGGGCATGGAGTACTACCGCATGAAGATCGACCAGATCATTGAGGAGGCATAGTGGATGGCGACGAATCACGAGGGGTTACTGAGTTCCGGCCATGTCAGGTCGCACGAGTCGCCCCGGTCGACGAAGCGCAGGAAAGGCAACACGAAGCAGGTGCGAAGCTCGACTCCGACAAGATCGACCTCTCTCTGCTCCTTCTCTTTGCGAGGGCCTTGCGGGAACTCTCCAGAGTCGGCGACTACGGACAGGAGAAGTACTCGCGTGGGGGGTTTCTAGAGGTCCCTAACGGGGAACAGAGGTACACGGCAGCGATGCTGCGTCACCTGTTCGAGGAGGCACAGGGTAAGGTGTACGACGATGATCCCTACCTGGCTACCACACGGTTCGCAGGCACCATACGGCATGACGTCCAGGTGCTGTGGAACGCGGCAGCCCGGCTGGAACTGAAACTTAGAGAAGAGGAGAAGAACCATGGATAAGCACGTAACGCGCGAACAGAAGATCATCAACACCCTGGCGGAGGGGCACAACCTGCTGATGCAGGCCGTGTTCCCCTCGTTCCCGGCCAAGGAGTCGGCCAAGGTAGCGGCCATACTCGGCGGCTTCCAGGGGATCGTGGAGGGCCTGGTAAGCGGCAACCTGGTCATCAAGAGTCGGCCGACCGACGACCTCACCGAGAAGGCAAGCGCCACAGAGGACATTGCGTTCGAGGACATTAACGAAGGAGAGAGCGCATGAGACTACACACCAACGACCAGAGGGTATTGGTCATACCGGACATTCAGATTCCGTTCGAGCACCCGGATGCGCTAGGGTTCATCAAGGCAGTGCGGGATCACATCGACCCAACCGTGATCGTGAACATAGGCGACGAGGTGGATCAGATGGCCCTGTCCCGGTTTGACCCGGACCCAGATGCCGACGGTGCGGGTCCCGAGTTGAGGAAAGCGATCCAGAGGCTGCAACCGTGGTATGAGGCGTTCCCAGAGATGCTGGTGTGTGAGTCCAACCACACAGCACGGGTGTACAAGCAAGCATTCCTTGCCGGTATCCCCGATGCGTACCTCAGGACGGTTCCAGAGTGGCTGGAGGCCCCCGAGGGGTGGAAGTGGAGTGATGCGTGGTTTGTAGGCGAGGTCAAGTTCGAGCACGGCGATGCCCAAGGTGGCATGTACGCGGCCCGAGCATTGGCTCTTCGCAACAGACGGTCCACAGTCATCGGCCACCACCATTCCCACGGGGGAGTCTTTTACATCGCCAACGATGACGAGACGATCTTCGGCATGAATGTGGGTTGCTTAATCGACACGAATGCCCTCGCGTTCCGGTACGGCAAGCACTCGGCGTTCAAGCCGACGATGGGCTGCGGAGTGGTACTCTACGGAGTGCCGTACTTCATCCCGATGCTGACGAACAAGCGTGGCCGGTGGATCAAGGAGTTGATAATCTAGGAGGTCTAATGGGAAACAGACGCAAAGGGACTGTCGATATAGGTAACTTCATGGGCATCATCAATGCGACGGAACAGACCGCTTCCGGCATCCGGTTCTCGGGGGCGCACATGCCCTCCGGGAAGCCGGTGATCGCCGAGGGGGTGACCAAAGCACAGCTGATGTCAGACAGGGGGATGGCCGAGACATGGCACGCCGCCATAAGGAGTTCATATGAACGGGAAAAGGAAGAGATCAATAATGTTAGCCGCACAGGCGACACACCGGACCTTGTTATTCGAGGGCAAGATGCCAGTGCCCCAGTCGATGCAGGAGGCGGAGAGCCAACTCCGGTGGGTGTTCAGACGATTGAAGAGCAACTACAAGAAAGCTGTATCAAGTGGCAAGCGCGGCTCGACCGGGTCGATGCCCAAATAGCCACCCTCACGGAGGAGAGGTGCATCAGTATGCGGTCCCTGGCGAAGTCGGAGGCAGCCCTACAGGCGGTGTTGAGTATTGATGGAGACTCATAAGCTGTTCATCGAACTGTGGGCTAAGCGGTACCGTGAGATACACGGCAAGGAGGGATCGGCAGCGGCTACGCGCTGGTTCAAGGAATTCATCCCCAAGGCGGATCAGCCCAGGGTGTTCAACGCGGTGAAAGCGGGAGGGCCTTAGCAATGAACGTAGAGCGCGATCTGCTAGCCGCCGCCTGTGACAGCCGCGCAGCACACTCTAAGATACTGATGCACCTGGGAGTGAGCGACCTGACGGACACGGGGAAGATGGTGTGGGATGTCATTGATGACTACTACTGCCGCGACCCCGGCGCGTCCAAGGTGAACATGGAGACTCTGGAGAAGCTGGCGATGGCCTCGGTAGCCAACCCAAAGCACAAGGAGACTCTCCGCATGGTGGTAGAGGGACTGGCCCGGTCCAACCTGAGCGGCACCAACGTGGTGCAATCCCTGATCGCTGTGAAGCGGGAGGCTACGGCAGCCAAGCTGTCTACCGCCTTGCTCACTGGCGCGTCCGAGCAAGTGGGACCCCTACTGGAAGAGTACGCGGGCCTGCTGGCATCGGATACACTCGACACGGAGGAAGAGGACAAGGGCATTGTGTGGGGCGGCAACCCGGTGGATGACTTCCCCGAGGACTTCCGGAAGTCTCTCATACGGGTAGTTCCAAGGGTGCTGAACGAGAAGCTAGGGGGCGGGATGATGCGTGGGCATCACATGATTATCTTCGCTCGGCCAGAGATGGGTAAGACCTCGTTCCTGGCGAACCTGGCCTCGGGGTTCCTCAAGCAAGGGCTGAAGGTGTTGTACCTCGGCAACGAGGACCCCATAGTGGACGTACGGCTGAAGATGCTTGGGCGGGTACTTGAGTGGCCCCAGGAGCGGGTGACAGAGAACATGGCCCAGGCTTATAGCCAGGCTATGGAGCACCACAACTGGGGGAACCTGGGACTGAAGCAGATCACACCCGGTAGCCCGATGGAGATCGAGGCCCTGGTGCGAGAGGCTAAGCCCGACGTGGTTATGATAGACCAGCTACGCAACTTGACCGTGAAGGGGTCCAAGAATGATAGCATGGTACAGCACCTTGAGGGCGCTGCCAAGGGAGTGAGACAGATAGGCATTAGGAATAATTGCTTGATGATCTCCACCACCCAGGCGGGTGACTCGGCAACAGGAAAGGGTATCCTGGATATGCACGACGTGGACTCCTCCAAGACCGGCATACCCGCGCAAGCGGAGGTGTTGATCGGCATAGGGGCGTCACGGGACGACATCGTAGGAGGTAGGCGAGTGTTGAACTTGTGTAAGAACAAGCGCACTGGGCTGCATGACTGGTTCCCCGTAAGGGTGGACTTCGCCATCAGCAAGTACGAGAGCATGACTTAGTTGAGAGTCGGTCCTCCGAGGACCTTTGAGGGAACGGTGGGCATGCACACTTCGGCGTGTATGTCCACCTCTACCTTTGCTTCTCGGGCATCTACATAGGTGACTGAGCATCCACTACTGACTAGCAAGTACATGAATGCGAGCGCATATCTCATGTAGCAGTTCTCCCTTGAAGTAGTCATTGTGGCCCGCCCCTCGGCACGATATGTTCGTGACGTGGTCCTGGTAGTACCCCATCGAACCCGCATTGCCGAACGGATGGAACGGCAGCGAGGCCCCCAGGCGGATGATCCAGTCTGAGGGTGAGAAGTAGCACGTTACCCGACGTGGGTTGTACCACTGGGCATTGCGGCTATGAGCAGGGGCTATCAGTATGATGTGCTTGTATTCCATCTTCTTGTGGGCGAAGAAAGCCCGCACCCCTCCAAAGGAGTGAGCCACCAGGATGTCCCCGTCTTGGGACGCGGCGGCTATCAACTCCCCATCGGACTTGCCACCCCACAGCGCACTAAGCGCACGTCTCTTCGGCAGCCTGACATCCACTGTTTCATACCCGAGCGCCGCCATGCGGTGCAGTAGCACGTCGACGTTCCCCTCTCCATTGGTGTTGATCCCGTTGACTCCTACTATCCGCACCTCCTACTCCTCTTGTGTATCCAGCCATTGGCACACGTAGCCGCCCATGCGGTCTACGAACTCTTCGTTGTGTTCACTGATCCCGTCGGCGAACAGCCAGGCGTGTACCATTTCGTGGCAGAAGGTGTGCATGAGCGCCTCCTCTACCCCGTCGTGTACGTCCTCGTTCAGGAGGATGACCGCATGAGTGGGGACGCATATCCCCATGGGGGCTACCCCCTCCTCCTCGTCGTCATCATCCGCCTTACTGGTCTTGACGCTGTGACGTTCGTAGTACTCCACCCTCTCCTTCATCTCCTCCTTGGTAACTAGCTCGACCGTGTATTGCCTATTGGCTACGGAGAAGGCTGACGGGATCATAGGCTACTCCTCATAGGGTGTGCAACGTGGGTAGCTCTCGTGCCATGTCGGGCCCCTTACGAGATCCAACCGGCCTACCTTGGTGTAGTACTTGTCTGAGATACGGAACGCCTCTTGCTCCACATCACATCGGTGCTGGCCCTTACTCCACCCCGTC